CCCGCGACGCGCTGCGCCAACTCGACCAGACGCAGAAACAGGTCGGCGCGTTCCGTCAGCTTAAACAAGGCACCGTCGAGACGGCCAAGCGTATGGCCGATCTGCAGACGCGCACACGTGCAGCGGCAGCAGAACTAAAGGCCACCGCCAACCCGTCGGCCAAGCTCTCGGCCGAGTTCAATAAACTCACGCGCGAAGGCGCCAAGCTCAAGGCCGAACACACCGCGCAGCAGGCCAAACTGCAGGGCCTTCGCGCGGCGTTGCGCGCTGCTGACGTAAACACCCACCAGCTCGGCACCGCCGAGGCCGCGCTGCGCGCGAAGTCCGCCAGCGCCACCACCGCAATCACGCAGCAGACCGCGGCCTTGCGCGCGCAAGGTGTGCAGGCGCAAAAGCTGGCCACGCTGCACGACCAGCTGCGCAAGAGCGAAGCGCTCGGTGCGCACTTGTCCATCGCCGGCTATGCCACCCTCGAGGGCGGCCGTCGCGTCATGGGCCAGGTCGCGCCGGCCATCGACGAGGCCAAGCACTACCAGATCATCACCGAGCAGTTGCGTGCGCAGGGCACCAGCGCCGCCGACGTGTCGCGCGCGCAGCACTTCGCGACCAACGACGCGACCATCGGTAGCTCGCAGACCGAGAAGCTGGAGATCCTCAAGGACGCCAACAGCATCTTCCGCGACATGCACGAAGCGATCGCGGTCGCGCCGTCGCTGCTCAAGACCAAGCTCACCTTCGAGGCGCTGATGGCGTCCAAGGGCGAAGGCTCCGGCCATGGCAGTGAAACCATCGGCGAGCTGATCGCGGCGATCCAGACCGGCGAGCTGCGCAACGCGACCACCACACCGGAAGCGTTCAACCATCTGCTCGACATGATGACCAAGGCCTATGTCGGCAGCGGCGGCCTGGTGAAGCCCAGCGACTACCTGGAGGCGATGAAGGTCGGTGGCGTGGCCACTAAACAGATGGATGAGAAGTCGCTGTTCTTCGGTGCCATGCACACAATTCAGGAAATGGGCGGCATGCGTTCCGGTACCGGCTTTGCCAGCGCGTATCAGAACTGGGCGGTTGGCCGAAGCACGCAACAGACCGCCGAGGCGCTCAGCCAGCTGGGCCTGTTGAACAAAGGTGCCGTGAAGTACGGCAAGAACGGCCACATCACCAAGATGCTACCCGGCGCACTGAAGAACCAGGCGCTGTACGAGACCAACCCCTTCGAGTACCTGATGAAGGAGGTCATTCCGCGCATCGATCCCAAGGGCAGGCTGACCGAGAACCAGATCGTCAGCAAGCTCAACAGCCTGTTCAGTGCGCGCAAGGGCGGCGACCTGTTCGCCGGCCTGTACATGCAGCGCGGCAACATCCAGAAACAACTCGCGGCGTCGGCTGATTTTGAGGGCACAGATGCGACGTACCAGCGTGCTGCAGGCACCGCGCAAGGCCAGGAAGCCGAACTGCTCGCGCAGAAGGCCAACCTCTACAAAGAGCTGGGCACCACGCTGCTGCCGCTCTACGTGGGCGCGCTGCAGAAACTCGTCACCCTGCTGAAAGCCCTCACCGGTGCAGCGCAGCGTCATCCGGCGATCGCCAAGGGCCTCGCCCTAGTCGCTGCCGGTTTCGGCATTCTGATGGTCGCTGCCGGCGGCGTCATGATCGCGCTGGGTGGACTGATCGGTCAGTTCGCGCTGCTGCGCTTTGCCATCGGTCGCGCCGGGCTGGGTGGGCTGGCACGTCGGGGTGCCGGCGGTGAAGCCGCTGGCGTCGGCTTGCTCGGCCGTGTTGGCATCGGCGCACGTGCCGCGATGCTGGCCATTACCGGCATCAGTTTGCCCGTGCTCGCGCTGGTCGCGGCGGTGACCGCGCTGCTGTTCCTCGTCTGGAAATACTGGGGGCCGATCAAAGCGTTTTTCATCGGCCTCGGCCAGGGCATCCGCGACGTCGCCGGCCCTGCCCTGACCGCACTAGGCCAAGCGCTCGCACCACTGAAGCCGGTATGGGAGGCGCTCGCGATCGCCATGGGCGCGGTGTGGCGCTGGATCACTCGGCTGTTCACGCCCTTCGAGGCCACCCAGGAGCAACTGGCCGGCGCCACCGCCAACGGCGTGAGCTTCGGCCGCGTGCTGGGTGACGTGCTCATGAGCATCATCACGCTAGTCACGTGGCTGGCCAAGGGCTTCACTGCCGTCGGTACCGCCATCGGCACCGCCGCCGGCTGGATCGTCGTCCATGGGGGTCAGTTGATCGACTGGCTGGGCAGCACCTGGTCGACTGTCAGTGAGGCGATCAAGGCGCCCTTCGTCAGCGCGTTCCAATGGATCGCCGACACCATCGACGGCTTCATGGCGAAGTGGCGCGCGCTCAAGGCCACGCTGGGCGTCCACGACGAGGCGGCGGTAGCCGCTGGGCTGCACTGGAACACCGGTGCGGATGACGATGTAAAACCACCGGCGCGCTTCACCCTGGACAACCGACCGCCACTGCGTGCCGGCGGCGGTGGCTCGGTGACGAACCACAACCAGTACAGCGTCACGGTGCAGGCGATGCCGGGACATGAGGATGCCGCGGCCCGAGCCGCCTCGGCGGAATTGGATCGGCGCGAACGGGCCAAAGCCGCCGCCAGCCGCAGCCGCCTCGGCGACACGGAGTAACCCATGCTGATGTGCCTTGGCCAGTTCGTGTTCCAGCTGTCGGATCTCGCGTACAGCGAACTGCAGCGCTCCACCGCGTGGCGACATGCGGCCAACAGTCGTGTCGGTGCGCGCCCGGCGCGGCAGTTCGTCGGCCCAGGCGACGATGCCATCACGTTGTCCGGTGTGCTGGCGCCGGAGGTTGCCGGCAAGCTGGAAAGCCTGGATACCCTGCGCCGCATGGGCGATGCCGGTGACGCCTACGCCATGATCGATGGCGCTGGCCGCGTGTTCGGCGCGTGGGTAATCGAAACCCTGTCCGAGGGTGGCAGTGCGTTCACGCAGGACGGCATCGCGCGGCGTACCGACTTCAGCATCGGCCTCAAGCGCAGCGACGATGCGTTGGTGTCCAGCGCACCACCGGGCAATGGCGCCACCATGGCGACCATCGACGGCAATGGCAGCGGTGCGAGCCACCTCGCATGACGAGCAGCAACCCACAGCCGCGCTGGAAGGTCACGCTCGACGGCCGCGACCTCACCGCGACCCTGATGCCGCGCCTCGTCGGGCTGGCCGTCACCAGTTGCCGGCAGGACACTGCCGACCAGCTCGACATCACGCTCAGTGATCATGACGGCCAGCTGGCGTTGCCGCCCACCACCGCCACGTTGCGTGTGTGGCTGGGCTGGGATGACAGCGGCCTCACCGACAATGGCAGCTTTGTCATCGATGAGCTGGAGCATGCCGGCGCCCCCGACGTGATCGTGATGCGCGGGCGTAGCGCCAACTTGCGCAGCGATCTACGTCAGCAGCGCGAGCAGAGCTACAGCGACACTACCGTCGGCGCGATCGTTAATCAGCTCGCTGGCCGCAACAAGCTCACCGCGCGTTGTCACCCGAATCTGGCAACCATGGCGATCGACCATATCGATCAGACCAACGAGAGCGACATCAACTTCCTCACACGGCTCGGCAAGCGCTACGACGCCGTCGCTACCATCAAGGCTGGCGCGTTGATCTTCTGCCCCATCGGTCAGGGCACCACCGCCACCGGCCAGCCGCTGCCCACCGTCACGCTAACGCGTGCGCAGGGCGACCGGCACCGCTACCACGTCGCCGACCGCAACGCGTACAGCGGCATCCGTGCGCTGTACGACGACACGCGCAGCAGCAAGACGCGGGACGTGCTGGTGGGTGTCGACGACGGCAAGGGCGTCAAGACGCTGCGCACGATCTACGCCACCAGGAGCAATGCGCTCCGAGCTGCGCGCAGCGAGTACACGCGGCTACTACGCGGCACGGTGACGTTCAATGTCACGCTCGCCCGTGGTCGCGCGGATCTGTATCCCGAAATGCACGTCACCGTGCGCGGTTTTAAACCGGAGATCGATGCGGTGGACTGGATCATCGTCAAGGCCGAGCAGTTACTCGGCGATGCGGGTTTTATCACCCAGCTGGAGCTGGAACACCGCGACAACAGACAGCCAGCGGACAGCGACGACGACCGGTAGCGTTCGTCTGCGCGTCGCTGTTGTCGTGTCCCGTTGATCGATACACGCTTGCCACGCCAAGTCGGTGTAGCGAATTTACTTGGGCGGCGTTTGGCGACCGCGGCCGCGAGATGTCACAGGTATCTGAGTTACATCACACGGGGACGGCGTCGACCATGCAGACGATGACGGCTGTTCTGAGAAACGATCTGACTGGTCACGCATCGGCCTCTGCTCACGCTCAATGCGTTCGTAGACTTCTTCTCGATGTACCGATACATGCCTGGGGGCCGAAATACCCAGGCGGATATTACCTTCACGGATGCCCAGCACGGTCACGACGACGTCATCGCCGATTGTCAGGGATTCGTTGATAACGCGGGTCACTATAAGCATTCGGCATCCATGCGTCGATCCTCTACGTTTGCGTCAAAGTGATTTCGTCTATGCCTAATTCAGGCCGGTCTTAGCCATTCCGCGTACTCCGGCACCGTGCGCGCAAGGTGCATTTCCAGCCACGCCATCTCATCCGGCGTGCGATGAACATTCCAATGCATCAAAAACTGCATCATTCGCTGCACACGATGACCCGTGGCGTCGCGGTCGATCCCACAGTTGTTCGATGCGGCCGGTTGGCCGTCTGATCCAACGCCCAGTAGTAGCCAATCGAACGACACATGAAATCGGCGTACCGCCTCGACACATTCATCGAAGGGCACCCGTTGTCGGGTGCGCCAGCTACTGACCGTGGTCGTCGGGGTATTCAACACCTTGGCGAGCGCACTGTCGCTAGACACACCGTGCAGCGCACGCAGTCGGTCAATGACGGTGTTGACATCAATGAGTTCGGTCATGAGTACGATTTTTTCGTATAAAAAGGAATTTTAGGCTTGACGATGCGAATAATTCGCAAGAAACTACGATTTATGTGTAACACCGGTCTGATCCTACCCTATGTCGAACCTTAGCAAACCGCCCTTCAAGCGCGCGCCCAACGGTGTGGTGACCGATCGACCGATCGCCCTGCGACTGCTCGCGCCTGAACTCGCTACGCATGCACGTCTGGTCGCCCAACATACCTATTCCAGTGCCGCGTTCGCACGTGAAATGTATCTGCGTGGTCTGGAGAGCTACCAGCGCGATGGGAAACCGTTAATCGCATCACACATGGCGACAGTTACTGGCGTGTCACGCGCATGACGCGCCACCCACTATCGTCGGTCAGCCCACAACGCGAGAGCCGGTTGCGCATGAAGTGCCTGCATTGTCGAGGCTTTGCGCGCGCACGCAGTAGTGAGCTATTGACGCCCACCTACCGCGAAGTGCGATTCGAATGTGTTGACGATGCCTGTGGCTTCGTCTGGGTCGCCGGCATCGAAGCGCTGCGCACGCTCTGCCCCAGTGACAGGCCCAATCCTGCCATTGATATCCCTATGTTCAGCGCGCGCTACGCGGTGACAAACGATCCGGCGACTTCCCCAGTCGCTGGTTAGCTATACCCCTTCCCCTACGGAGAGAAACGCCCCATGTCGCAGCGTCATCTGCACGAGGTCGCCATCGGCTACCTGCTCGCCCACCAGAGCGAACATCTGCACCACGACCGGCAGTACCTGATCCGCCGTTGCACGGATCATCTCCAGCAGCAAGGCATCAGCCATGCGCGGGCCACCATCCTCGCGCTACAGGCCCTTGGCGAAATGGAGGCGCGAGGTCATTGCGCGCACATCGACCTCGGCAATAGCACGGGCTTTGCGGTGTTTGTCGTCGATCCCGTGAGCCGAACCACATTCGCTTTTACGGCCACTGACCTGATCCGCTTGGCGCGTAACCACGCCTTAGATGTCGCCCGTCCGACCACGACACACTGAGGGCGCCATGGTGACTCTTATTTCTCCTTTCTCTCCGACGACACCCGCATTCGCGGCGATCATGGATCGCATTTTTCGGCTGCCGGAAGTGAAACTGGACACGGGTCTGTACCGTGCCGCCTTCTACCGGCGTATCGCCCTCATTCGTTTTCGCGCAGGCGTTCCGCTCGGCGGCAAATTGGTCGGATGGCGCGAAAGCGCGATCAATGCATGGATTGCCTCGCTCGACCGAGCCGGTGCCCCGACGTGACGTTTCCCGCATGAATCATTCACTCCATTCCGATGTCACCCGCC